AAACCACCCATCAACAATTCGTTAATAGGTGCCCATGTAGTAGCTATTGCACCTCTTTCTTCTTCTCTATATCTTACTTCTGCACCTTTTTCATACTCATGACCAATATTTTTATCCATTCCAGCCTTTAAAGCTGCATCAATTAAATATCTAATGTCATCATACTGACCTTTTTCTAATAGATCAACAGAAGAAAGTAGTGCTTTTTTTAATTGCTGGTTCTTACAGAAGTTAGAAAATTCTTCTTCTACATAAGTTTGATCTTCAGTTGGTATATTTTTTGCTTCCCTAAGCTGTTCAATTATAGAAACTTTTAATACTTCATTATCAAGCTTCTTAACTTCAATACTTAAGGCTTCCCAAGTAGGAGTTGCATGGTATTTGTAGTGATACTTTAAGGTTTCTTCTACAATCCACCTATGTGCTGGATTATCAAAGTAATCCTCTTCTAGTATGTCGTGTATATTCTGTAAAAACTCTCTATGTTTAAGTAGACTAGACAATACTTTTATCTGAAAACCTACACCATATTGATTTAACTGATTCAAAACTGCCATAACTTATTTCATTTTATATTCTGATAATTTACCAAATATTTCATTGACCCAAACATTTGGATTCAATATTGTCTTTCCTAATTGATCTTCCTTATATAATTGCAAGAAAACAACAGGATCAAAATTATTTCTTGGATTACTTATTAACCTGTCTAACTTTTGTGTATCTTCTTCCGGTACATTTGGATTATATAAATCCATTAGCTTTTTATTAATATCCAACTGGTGAGAAAAGTTAAGTATGTCCCCATAGTGCTTACTCTTTTCCACGTTTTGCTTAGCATGTTCTAGTAAGGTTATTAATCTAAACTGTTCTTCTTTTCCTAGTTGAGGAAATAATTTAAGTAAAGTCTTTGCACCTATACCTTTTACTCCTGGAACATTATCTCCCTTATCTCCTAGTATGACTTTACTCACTAAAAAGTTTTGGGGAGTAATACCATATTCCTTTATCACTTGTGCTGGGTTATAAACTGTTTTCTTTATAGGTGAATATACAGAAATATTTTCAGAAACCAACTGTATATAATCTTGATCTGTAGATAAAATTGTAACCTTTTCAGGAAACCTAGTAGCTAGGTAACCAATTACATCATCAGCTTCTATTTTATCAATAGCAATTATGTCAACAGGTAAACATTTTAAGTAGTGTACAAGTCTAATAATTTGATTAGTGATTGCTTCAGACTCTTCTTCTTGGTTATCAAAAGCATCCCAGTTAGATATCTTTGTAATATGTCTATTGGCTTTATATTCAGGATAAAGATAGCGTTTATTTGTTGATCCACCATGTCCATCGAATACTAATATAACTCTTGTAGGTTCTAAATCTCTAATAGCAGCTCCAATTGATTTTAAAAAACCTCCTAGACCTCCTATATGAGCACCACTTGGATTCAAATGATGTACTGCTACAAAGTTACGAAGAAAGGTATTTAACGAGTCTACAATAAGAACCCTGCTATTTCTATGCAGGGTTGTTACTGGTTCACTTTCCATCTGTTCGAACATCTTTCTGTAATCCATCTTTTCGTTGTTTTGCTAAGGGATTGGCTAACCGTTCGGCTATCCTCTCACTTACTATTTGAATATCTCTTTCAGTTGGAGTGTAATCATTCATCAACTCAATTGGTACCCCATCCCAAGAACTTACATAACACTGTACATTGAAGCCTCTTGCTTTACATTCATCATAAAGCTCAATGTAACGCTTTTTTAAATAACCTAGCTTATCGTAGAAAAAGGATACGTGACCTTTTCCTAGAGTAAACTGAGGAGGTGCAGTTTTGAGATTATACCTACCTCTTGATACTACGTTTGGGATACGTTTTAATTCTCTGTGTTCAGCCATTACATGTTTATTCGTAAGCTGCTTAGGTGGGATACCAATATTAATTCTAGTCATAACTAATTTTTTATAAAGATACTACTCTTCATTCGAAGCATCAAAAATATCTTTATTATCCTCATCCGTTTCAATAACTACATCGAAGTCTGTTGTTCCCAAAGCCTTCAACCATTCCTTAGAGTGTTGTTTTTTATACACATCTATTGCTGGTTTAGTGTCATCGATAAAGCCATGTGCAGTCATAATAACCTTACCTGCTGATGTTACATCATTAACGTGATTCTTATCACAGCTAATCTTAGTACGCTTAGCAAATTCAATATCCTTACCGTTTTTAGTTGCTTTAATTTTATTTGTACCTGAACTAGTCACGTTACCAAATGTGATAATTAAGGAGGCATCAAAATACATTGTATCTCCACCTTTATTCTTCATCTTCGGTTGTGCCATAATATTTTCAGCCTTTGCAACCCAAATCTTATTCACTGCTAACATTGTGTTAGTATAAGGTTGACTTTGCTTACGCGATAATACTATCTTCTGGTTGATAAAATTACCAAACTGTTGAGACATAGCACCTGCATTCCACTCATTGTTATTCTTGTTTGACTCTACAGACAATTTACAAGGAATAGATCCTACTGAATCCCATAAGAATAATAAATCGTAAGGTAATCTACCGTTCTTTTGCTCATCTAATAAATCAGCAATAAAAGCAGCTACGTCTTCAATTGTATTTAACCTTTCTCTATCAACGTAGATAAAGAAACCTTTGTAATCCGATACTTCTCCATCTGCATCAGGAATATCCTCAACCTGTAACCCCATTTGCTTAGCATGATCCCAATTCCATTTCATTTCCGTAATAATAAAAACAGGTAAGATGCCCATTTTCTGGGCACTTACTGCTGCTTCTAATAATGCTGTCGTTTTACCTGTGTCAGAGTGACCTCTTAGTAGGGTAGTATGACCAATTGGTATACCTGGAATGGATAGGCAATCTTGAAAAGCTTTTGATAGGGGTATCCACGTTTGGGTTTTCATTTTTATTGAAGTACTTGATAAATTCTTCGAAGATATAAATTTATCCAAATCAAAAGTTCCTTTCAAAGCGCTTGAAACACTCTCATTGAGAGATGCTTTTTTTTCTTTTACCATATATTATTTTTGTTTACAATTATCAAAGTGAAATCTTTTCATATTAGAGCCTCCTTCTTTACCACAATGTGGACATTTTATTAGTGTCTTTTTTCTACCTTTTAACGCTACACTTACATTAGGCTTTTTTATACCCTTCTTATATGAACTTCGTTTAGTTCCCTGATACCTAACACTATTTTTAACATTAGATATAAAAAGATGGTCTGGGTTTTGTTTACATTGAAGTTCGTGCATGTGAAGGGTGTTTGTTCCTATCAACTTACTACAATACTGGCAGGCTTGCTTAGGAAAAGGTCCCTTAACTAATCCAGTATCCTTTCGTTTTTTATATTTCCCTAGTTTTTTACCTTGTTTTAAGTCTGATAAAAACTGCTTGGTTTTATCGCTATGGTAATCACACCCGCCGCCACCTTTATTTTTATTAATCAGACAAAAGCCCCACTGTCTAAATTGCTCAATCCAGTAACACTCTAGGAGTTTCCAATCATTCCTTTCTGTAGAATCTACCTCATCAATAATATCACAAGTAATATTACCTCCAAACTTACTCCAGTGAGTACCTTTTCTGACTGTAAAATTTGTAGTTTTTCCAATGTACGCTTTGAATGGATTACCATCAATATTAGTGATAAGGTAGATTACAGTACTGGTCATTATTAGATCTTTCTAATAAATAGTCTATTTCAATGAAAATAGTTCATCAAACTCTTCATCAATGTTCGATTTCTTTTTAGTGCTCAAAGCAAATGATGCAGGTTGAACTACTTGCTTAGTCTCTACTTCAGCACGAATATCATTAACTGGTGCTGTTACAGGTGTAACTTCTGCTTCTTCTGCTGTTTCTTCAGGATGTAACCATGCAAGCAATGATTCTTTCATTTCATCGTAACTGTACTTCTTAAAGATAGTAAATGCATCTGGTTGTTCTGTTAACCATTTCTTAACCTCATTAGCATTTTCGGATAAAGGAGTAATTTTTGTACGAACACGTACTTTAGACTGATTGTAGCTTGTTCCGTTTGTTGCAGGATCAGTTGTTTCAATTGTAATGTCACGACCTTGAATTGGATCAGTGTAATCACCTACATCTGGATCGTCAGCAATACTTAACAACTCTTGGTACACTTGTTTACCAAATTCCCATAAACGTACACCTTTTTCTTCTTCACCACGAACGATAACTGGTGCAAATACACGCATCTTAGGTTCTAACTTTCTAGCTAAAGACCAATTTTCTTTATCGCCTGAAGCTTTTAATTGCTTAGCGAATTCTACGATTGGATCTTTCTCTCCAAAGTTGTTTAAAGCAATCATTGTACGATTACCAATTCCGTAGTGCACATACACCTCTCTGAAAGGGTTTGAAGCATCTACTACTGATGGAACCAACCGAACCATGTGTTTTCCAACTGTTGGTTTCCATAAAATTAAACTCATGTCTCTCTTTTGTCCACCACCCTGCCTTGGGTTTTGTAAGGCAGCTAGTTTAGACTTGATACTAGATAAATCCATCTTGTCTCTGTTTTATTGTTAATTGATAAAATACTTACCTAAGAAAGGTACGAAGGAAAACTCATTATAGCAACTAAATGTTGACTATCTTATGAATTTTTGTAGAAAGTTTTTTGAGATCATCTCCTTGAGTAAGAAGAATTGTGTTTTTGTAGTTCAGCCAATCAATTCT